GAAGCAGTACCTGGCTGCATACCAGCAAGCGTTGTGAGATCCCCGTCGAGGGGTTGGGATGTTGCTGCAATATAAGCTTTAGTAGATTGTTGAGTTGGAACCTTAGTATCTAAGTTTGAAGAGAAATTATCTTCATCAACAACAAAATTCATCGAAGCTGTAGTGGTATCACTGTTCATCACAGCTCCTGCAGCATTGACGTTTGTTGCGTCAGTTACATCAGCACTATCTTCAATAGAATTTAACTTTGTATGATCAGCATCAGTGAATACGTTTGAGTCACTAGCTGCTTCTACAGCAGCTCTGATTTCTGCATCAGTTTGATCAATAGTAGCGTTAGCTTCTATAGCGTTTAGTTTGTTGTGATCAGCATCTGTAAAGACATTACTATCACTAGCACTTTCTACTAGAGTTCTTATCTCAGCAGCTGTTTGATCATCCTTAGCATTTGTCTCTATTGTATCTAATTTAGTACCATCTGCTGCTACGTCTCTACCATCAACAGTTCCTGAAACAGCTATGTTTCCTGTAACGGTTGTAACTCCAGCTGCAAGTGTTCCAGTTGTTACTACAGCTTGAGATCCAAAGTTAGGACTGATTTTTGTACCAGCTATTGCAGCTGAATTATTAACATCAGCATTAACTATAGTACCATCTAATATCTTATCACTTGTTACTGCACTATTGTTTAATTCCGAAGTATCGACACAGTTAGGTGATAACTCCGTTGCTGTGATTTGATCTACCTTTCCAGTTACAACTACATTACCTGTATGATCAGGGAAGGTAATAGTACGGTCAGCTGTAGGATCAGCAACAGTAAGAGTAGTCTCATAATCGTTTGCTGTGGTACCTTCAAATTTAATAACCTGGTCTTCTCCCATTTCTAGGGTACCTGACATAGTACCACCAAGGGAGCTCATTGCTTGGTTATCAGATTCTTGTGCAATATATAGTAACTGTTTAAAGTTATCGTTTAACTCATTCGATCTAATTGTAGATCCAGCAACAAATGTACTAGTAATAGGATCTTCAGTAGTATCACGATATATGATAATACTATCTCCAGTGGTTACTTTACCTGATTGAAAGGTTATACGTTTATTTGCTGAGTCAAGGGTGTAGTCTGTGGTAACAGTCTGTAGATCACCGTTTACGGTTACTGCGATGTCTCCATCGTCAATATGATCAAAGGGGTATGTATACGGTCCTAATGAACCCCCTTGTACGGTATAAGGTTTTTGTGTGACTGCCATAGTTTATTTAGGGATGTTCATTAATTTCTCAATTGCTGGAAGTCTGGTTTCAGCTGCACCATATGCACCACTTTTTCCATATAACTTCTTATGTGTTCTCATAGTTATCCTATCCCTTAAGTCAGGATGTTCTCTAAGAACATTTTCTTTAGCTCTTTCTTTTGCATTTTTAAAGATTCTATCTACTTCGATATACCAATCCTGATCTTGTAGTTTCCAACCTTCTTTATGCTTATTACCTAAAGGCATTCCTTGTCTAACTGCATTCTCATGAATCTTAAATCCACCCTTTTTATATTCTTGGAAAGATTTATAAAACTCATTATAAGGATCAGCTACACGTTCTAATTCAGCTCGGAACTGTTTATCCATAGATAAGTATTTCTCCATAGCTGATTTTTCTAAAGAATTCAAAGGCTCTTCATTCATTTTAGAAAGTACTTCTGGTAAGTCATAACGCATATCATGAAGCATTTTCTTAACAGGATCATTATCAATTGGTGTTATAGTAATAGGACTGATCTGATTAAATGCTCTGAGAATAGTATTCTCTGGCCCGTAGGTCATTGTTTTACCTGAACGATCTTTACCTACAACATCATACTTATTAGCAACAAAGCTCTTAAGGAAGACATCTCTACGTCCTAGCAGTTGCCAGAAGTTCTGAGCCTCTTTAGCAGAAGCATCATAGATGTTACCTAGAGAACCACTAAATCCTGCAGCAGGTAAGTGTGCTCTTACGATACGTGCGGCTGTCCATTCTAACGGTTTAACGTTAGTTTCAGGGTCTAATATAGAAGCTAAGTCTTCAACACCAGATAACATAGTAGTATCTGTAATGATAGTTGTAGCAATCCAAGTAGCCTTTTGTAAGGTACGATCTAATACATCTTCACCTAACATACCCATGTTACTAACAGCGTTAGCAGTCATGTTCATGACAGGTTGATACATTTCCATTCGTTTAATACCAAACTGAGCACCAGCTATATTAAATGAGTTAGGTTGAATCTTCCTCATCTTCCATAAAGCTCGCTCTTCTTTATCAAGAGGCATATCACCTCTGTATCTACCTGTAAGTGTAGCTATAGCAGTGATACCAACAATTGCTTTGGCAACTTCAAGGTTACCTTTCATCATTAATACTTCACCAGCCACCTCATCAGGTGTTAAGCCATACAGTTCTAGATTACGTGGTGGATTAGCTTCGACAAGATCCTTCCATTTATTCTGCATTCTAGCAAATGGAGTGTTCTCTACAAAGTCTCTTCCAATAGCACCGACACCTGTACGCATAAACGTAAAGAAGTTTCTCATGAAAGGAATCTTCTGTAATCCCTGTAAAGCAGCAACTCTACCTTCTAAATCCTGTGTTAGAGCAGCTTTATCACCAGCTCTCTTAGCAGCCTTTTCATGTACAACCCACTGGCCATACTTATCTTGTTTAAATATTTCTTTTCTATAACCTTCTTCATACTCTCTTACAAACTTATTAAGATCCTCTGGGTCTATACCTTGATCAAGTAGATCTCTAGCTGTTTTACTAGCCATCCTAAAGCGTCCAGAGAATGTACGAGCTGCAGCATCACCTGCACCCATCCATATTCTAGAGTATGCCATTAATGGGCTATTATTCATATTAACCCAGAAGTTTGTAAAGGATGCAGCTAGTTTTAAATTATCATCTCCAAACTGTTCAATGTATGGTAGCTTAGCTTGCCAATCTTTTAGATTACTTTGTAAATCAAACTTACCAGTATATGACTGACTCTTTCTAGCATTACCTAAGTCGATGTTATATTTAAACATCTTTAAGGATTCACTGAATGAGCGTCCTATAGCATCAATTTGAGCAGATGCAATAAGAGCTTCCTTTGCATTTGCGTGCCAAGGCATTTGAGCTGCTAGAGCCGTTATCATAGGACGGCTGAGAGCGTATAAGTTTGTACTTGTAATAGCTTTAATAGGTGTGATAGGAGCACTAAGTATAGAGTTATACATAGCACCTACACCTTCTTCCCATATACGTCCTGGTATATTATCGGCATCCATACGACCACCCCATACACTAGCTTTAAGCCATTCATGAAGTTGATTCATATTACGAACCTTACCATCTGACATCTGATGCAGTATAGCAAGCTTCTGTCTTAAATCATGATTACCTTCTTTTGATAGACGACTAAGCCAATCATGGTATTCATTCATTTCTTTGGTAATATTCTCAAGCCCTTTTGTATAAGCTTTCTGTATAGGAGTAGTTAGTTTAAATCCTGCTGACTGTGCTTGACCATCTAACGACCACATAAGACTGAGCTTCTTATTCTCAATCATAGCACGTTTAGATGCTTCTAAAATCATATCCATCTGTCTACCAATAGGTAAACCATCAGATACATGTACAGCACCTGTAGCAATATCAGAAGCTAATCGTGTTAATGCGTGTATTCCTATGATATTTACACCCTTTTGAATAGGTGTAATAGTCTTAATTACGTTACCTTCATCAGAATATACACGATAATTCTCAGGATCATTTAGTTGTTTTTTAAATAAAGCGTTTAAATCAACCTTTTTACCATCTGCATAAGCATGTATATCTTCTAATATAGGCTGTGCTTTTCTGATAATAACATCTTGGACCTCTCTCCAACTCAATGCACCATCTAAACCCTTAAAAGCATCATCTGTTATATCATCTAAAGTCTCTTTAACCCATTCACGGTAGGTTTTACTACCAGCTGACATAGCTTTAATAGCAGATTCAGTGGCATATGGGGTATAACTACGCCCATCTCCACCGTTTTTCATGTCATTGATAGCTCCACTTAGGTGCTTTCTAGCAGCATCCTTACCATTATTAGGTATAGTACCTTTATCAAAGGAGTCAAATCTTTCTGGATTAACAAAAGGATCAGGTTTTCTACCTGCATTAGCAGCTTCTTGTGAAGGGCTTGTACGATTTATATCATCCCAAGCATCGCCTGCTTCATTTCCACGAGTATTAGCTACATCATCCATTTGTTTACGATAAGCATCGCTCATCCCTGGAGTATTGTAGTTCTTAAATTCATCTTCTGATAAATGTTTAGCTAGATATTCAGTTCTATAGCGTGAACGTGAGACACCTTTACCTGCTATAAAGTTATCAGCAGCGTTTTGTAAACCTGTAGATTCATCTAGTGCTTGCTGAGTCTTTATATAATTCTCCATCGCTTCATTGCCAATTCTATCAATCTCATAACCAGGCATTTTTGCTGCTTTTGCAGCTCTTGCAGCCTGCTTTCCTTTGATAAAACCACCAATCCCATGAGCTAGATGGTTGAATCCTGAACCAATCAGGACAGTTTTCATTCTTTCTAGGTATTCGTTATCACCTTCATTAACAGCAAGAGCATTCACTAACCAAGGTGCTACCCCAGGAGCATGGTCTTGAAATAGATTAACAAGGTTCTCTTCATAGAAAGCAGCTTGACCTTCTTTAAATCCACCTCTTTGCATGAAGTCAGCAGCAGTACCTTCCGCAGATATAGCTGCAAACTGAATCCATTTATTACCTTTATTAGCTAAATTAGCAGCTCTATGAACTCCTGCAGCGCCTGTAGCAGCTTTACCAATACCTTTAGTAGTAGCTGCTAGGACACCAAATTCAACAAAGCCTCTAACTATCTTTCCATATCCAGTTTTATTCTCAGGAACCCAGTCATCCGGTATATCTAACCATGTGCCTGGTACGTATTCCTCACTAAAGGGGTCATCAGTAGCAGCTGTAGGCTTACCAAACAGCTCGTTAAAACCTTTTCTTACTGTATCACCACCTAAGTCTAAAGTAGAAGCTACACTTTCAACAGCGTCAGCTGTACCACCAACTGCTGCAGTGCCAAGTTCACTACCTACTGTTTGTGCTTGTTCTACGAGTGTTGGTTGTTGAGCGTTTTGTATACCTTGCTGAATAGCTTGTGTAGCATTCTGTGCTCCATCTTGTAATGCTTGAGGATCTACCCCTGGCATTGTAGGTGCTACATTTGGTACTTGTGGTACTGGCTGGTCTGATGGTACTGGTATAAGATCGGAGAGTTTGTTGGCTTCTTCTGCAGCAATTTCTGCATTAACCTCTTCTCCTCTTGGATTTTCTGCCATAATTAAATTCCTGATTGAGGAGTTCGGATTTCGTCAACTAACTCTCTTCCAAGTGCCATGACGGTTGGGTTTGTAAGCATATCTTTAGGGTCTACACCATAAAACAATGCTGCAAACGTGTATAATTGTCTATTTTTATCTGTAGGGGATAGGGTTATAGCCTTTGTTACAAGTGATTCTACATCTTTTCTCTTTTGTTTAGGAAAGCCTTGAATCATTAATGTACCGATTTGGTGAGGATCAACTTGATTGTTATTGGAACGTATTTCATTAACAACTGTATTAACACATTTACGACTAGGAGTATTTCCTAGAGCGTTTAAATCTGTCCAGCTATGTATACCTCCTATCCCAAGTCCTGTATCAATAAGATCATAACAAGTTGTAACAACACTCTGAACTGGTTCTTCTCTTTCAGGAGGTTCGCCTGGTTGTTCAGATAGCCTGTTTTCTTTTTCCCAGAAATCATCAGCTGTTTGACCTGCCTTAGCAGCAACTACTTTTAACGTTGGATGATAATCAAGTTGACCATCTCCATCACGATCTCTTCTTTCAAGGTATTTAAGATCTTTAAAGAAACGATTCTTGCTTCTTATTTCCCAACCAGTACCTTTAAGTTTATTAGCATTATCAATTAAGATTTGAGCTTCTGAGTAGGGTGATGTATTAAATCTTTCCTTAGTAGCATTTAGAAAGCCTCGATTAGGTGTTAGGTAACTCCAATGACTTTCATCTGGAGCTTTAGCATCATTAGCTAACTTCATTTCTCCTAGCACTTCTTTATTTGCTTTGCCTATATAATCTAAATCACTACGAGTACCACCTTTGTCTAACCTTTTTGCTTGAATAGCACGGTTATAAACTTCCTTACGATACAAGTAGTGTACATCATGAGTATCATCTGACCATGCAGATGTACTACCGTCAATAGAAGTTTGATTTCTAATAGTACCTATGTCTGTAATTATACTATCTTCTATCCGGTTAACTTGCGTTGTATTATCTGAACCTATATAACTTTCAACTATTTGTATTTCAGGGTTAGCTGCATTAAATACATCAAAAAGATCTTCATCAACTCCTAGTTTTTTTAGATCTTCTCTAGTGACTTCAAGGAATCGTTTTTCGTTTAAGTTCTTAAGTACTTGCATCTGACCATCTCTTGATACTTTAGCAAGATTCTGCTTACTAAAATAATCTTGAATAAGATCATAAGAATAAGGATGGGTTTGGCGTAATTCCATTTCCTTTTTATCCCAGTAATCCTGATTAATTACAGTACCATTTTTTCTATCTTCTTCAGCTTGACCTTGAAGATCACCTAATGCAACTTTTGCATCTTTCCGATCATTTGTATAATTTGCATAATTTTTTGAAGTTTTATAATCTTTTCCTGCTTTTAACAAAGCTTCTTCTGTAGCCCACTCTCCTAGAGCTAAACCAGCATCACCTAGTTTTTCTTTTCTATATACTGTTTTACCACCTTTAGTTTTACCAACTGGAATAGGGTTACCTTGATTATCTGTTGCAAGCTGAGCTTTACCTGCTGGGTGTAAAAACTTCTGATCTTTTAAAACAAGAGCCCATTTTCTAGCTCTATCTAATGGATCTTCAGCTGTTTTAATATCTTCATCAATCCAGTTTTTAAGTGTATCTACAGCTGTTGTATTCCAAGTACCGTTTTGAGGAGCTTGTGTACCAGCTGCCATGCGTAACTCTGGAGCTATATTAGAAACAATATACTTCAGCTCGTTACTTAGTTCTCCAGGGTTCTCTTCATCCCAATCATCAAAAGCATTAATTAAATCTTTATTACTTTGGGCAAGTGCATCAGCTCCCTTCTGTTTATTACGTGCTAGTCCTCTATCTTTTAAACCTTTATTAGCTAAAGCTAGAGCAGGTCCACCTAAATGGTGAGCAACTAAATCAGCACTGAGAGGCTTTCCAGGTACGGATAAAGATACTTGATTAACATACTCTTGCCGTAAAGACATACTAATAGCTCTATCAGCATCACTATTAGTTAATCTATCAGCTATAGTCCACTTTTCTTTAGGGTCTGTTGGATTAGCCCATGTCCTTTGATTCTCTGGATCTCTCTTTGCTGCTTCTTGTAGCTCTGCTATTTGGTTAACTTCCCAAACAGGAAAGTTTTCAGCCTTACTCTTCATCAGAGCAATTTTAAATCCCTTCCGTTCAGTCCTATGAGCTGTCCGCCACCATTCAGCAAACTCTGCTCCATAAGCTTTTTCTACTTCAACAGAAGATAGTCCAGTTATACCTTTAAGTTCAGACTCACCTGATGTAATAGCGCCTAACTTAGTTAATTTTTTAAATTCAGGAGCACCAACTTCTTGATGTTTTTGACTACCTGATTCAATTTTTTTAGCGTAATTTTTAAGGTGTTCTTTTGTTACAATAGGTATTATTTTCTGTTCAATTGAAGTGAGTAGATTGTTAAGGGCTTTAACATCACGTTCCCCCATACGATCAGCCCACTCATTAGCTACCTTCTGATTGTCTAGCTGTAAACCACTAACCCATTCAAAACTTTTGTTAGCATTAGAAGCTCGCTCTTGTTCTTTTTTCCAGGTTTCTTCTAATTTACTATGGTCACTTACGACGGTTCTATTTTGAAATGCGGGCGTACCTGCACTTCCTGAGTATAATGACATAATTACTAAGCGCCTTGGTCGATAATTTGTTGTTGTTGATGGATGCCATAGCCTGTAGCTACACCACCTACAATAGATGTTCCTATGTTAGCCAATAAACTAAATCCAGATGGACCTTGAACTTTAATAGGTTTATGTGGTATGAATGATGCTTGCTGTGCTAAAGGATTAGCAGGTAGCTTATTATAATCTGCAGCATCAGCTGAATAATGATCTAATGCATTACCTTGTAAGTCCCTAGCATAAGCTATATGAGCATCTTCTAGTGTTTGGTCTAATTGTGCGCCAGCTCTTCCTAACTCTCTTTCTGCCTGTAGCGTTTGGAGTAAGAAGGATTGACCAGCATTACCTGTAGATAACATTTTACCTTGAGCTTGTATTGCTGCTGCTATACTTTGCTCAATTTCAAATGATGCTGCAGTATTTTTCTCTATTTTCTGTTGACGGGCTTCGTTAGTAGCTCTATCTGCCTCAACCTGATTAATAGCAAGCTCTTTATTATAGGCTGCTACAGCTTCAGATTGGGCGATTAACTGACCTTCATAAGCCTTCTTCTTCATCTCGTCGTTATTACGAGCGATTTGTAAATTGCGTTGATACGCTTGTTGATTAACTTGATTCTGCCTTGCAGCTGCTCTCTGGGCTTCTTTATGTTGTGCCACGGCACTCATAGTCCCTGAAGCAGCCATTGCGACTCCAATCGCTACGGGTCCGCACATGGTTTTATAAATGAAATAAGGGGAACACCATTTTGAACATAATAGTTAATGAATGTAAAACCAAGAAGTTTCAACAACTTGATGTGACTCTCATTTCTCATGTCAGCATGGTTAAATAGGTAAGGATTATCTAGACTGTCTAACCAACGTCTAGCTTCTCGAACGAAAGTATGCGGAAATTTATCTCCTTCATCTGTACATAGCATCCAGATAATATTATCCGGTGTTACTCCTGCCACTCCGACAGCCTTGCCGTGTGGTGAAGTGAAATAAACTGTACAAGCAGAGTCATAATAAGACTTAAGGACTGCCACCGGAGCGTACAGTCCTAACGTCTCTTGAACTTCTCTTGCGTCTTCCCAACGAAGATTTTCTCCTACCTCAAGTGCTAGTTGAGGGGTGCATGTTTGAATGTGGTTACCTACGTACATGTCGTCTGGTGTTGTATTTACCGTCCCAGCTAGCTGAAACAAGTGTTGCGGTGAAAGGTGCGGTTACTTTAATAGTCATATCATATTTCGTATTCTTCTTATATATTGGTACACTTACACTTTTATATAACTGAGATGGTACTTTGTTTAAAGAACTGATATCATTAATAATACCTGATTCATAATGAATATAATCTTTAAATGTTTCACCATCTGTACCAGCTTGGTTTCTTACAATATCTGATAAATGGAACTCTAATGGTCCAGATACACCTAACTCAAAGTTGAGTCTATGTATTCTTAGATCAGCATTTACATCATAAGCTCCTTTAGATTCAGTACCAAAGTAAGGGGTAGGTAAAGCTACTTCAGTTGTATACTTATATCCTGTTGCAAATTCAATAGATCTTAAGTCTACGTTATCATATACTGCTGTAGCACCACTGACACTACTAGGTGTTCTTACATTACCATCAGCTAATTCAACTAATCGTAAGTTTGTAGTACCATTTTGAATAGTATAAGGGTATGTTATTGTTGTCTTCTTAGTTGTAGAATTATAAGCTATAGCTTGTGTATCATTTACTTGGCTCCTATCTACCATATTATCTAGACAAGCTTCAAACTGTCTAGCTATATTAGTTGGTGAGCCTACTGTACCAGCACCAATAGTATAACTACGAGTATTAGTAGAGGATACCACAAGTTCATAACGTTGTATAATCCATTCTGAACCTTGTTTAGTAATTGTAAAATAATTACCTCCTGTATAAAGTTGATGAATAAGATTACCTTCTATACCCCAGGAATACCAAGCAGACTGCTCTCTCTGATTACCTCCGTCAAAGTACTTATAAGTATATAAAGTACTAGTACCTATTTTCCCACAAGTAACAAGACCATTAGTAGAAGAATTACAAATGTCATCAATATCATTTGGTATATACTCCGGTATAACTCTTGTTTGTTCTATAACTTTAGGTGGAGCGTTCTCGGCTTGTACAACTAGTTCAAATACTTTAGTATAAGAAGATTTATTACTAGCAAATATAACTGATGTTCCAGTATCTACAGGTACTAATTCTCTACTACAGTCGAACGAAGACATCTTTTTAATCTGTGCTGTCTTAGGACTAAACTGTTCTGACTCTGTAAATAACATGAATTGGGCAGCTTCTGTAAATAATAAGATGCCTTTTTGCATTGGTATAACATGCCGAATGATAGCTGGCTTAACGTCAGATGCAGCCATATCAATGGGATCAGCGTCACTTCCTGAAATAGCAGAGTTTACAAAGAAATTAAAATAATCTGCAGGTTGACTAATAACAGTCTGTTCTCCTGAGATCATACCTAGTCTGTTTCGTACAAAGAATAATGCAGAGATACCTTGTCCTACAAATGTAGGCATAGGGTTAGTCAGATCATCTCCTACTGTCCTATCTACCCAGTAGTTAGCTAGGAGTGTACCTTGCCATGCAGTTGGTGTAACCCTACCATTAGAGGTTGGGTTCATAGTTCTACCTAAAATACCACTGTCATGGTCATTCTTATTCTGATGACTAGCATTAGGGTCTAATGTTGTCCATGCAAAGTTACCATTACGGTAGTTTATTAGTGCATGTGGCATAGTACTGTAATCAAATCCAGCTACTAGTTGGTTACCATCTCCATCTTTAGGTGATACAGTCTCTTCCCAAATACCTGAACCTACATCACCTGTACCTGAACCTGATGTTATAAATTTAACGTAGTAATCATCTGCATCTGCATCTTCTGTATTAGAAACTTTAACAATATATCCATCTTTACATGAGCCAGGTAGCTTAGATATGTTCTGTACTGAACTAGTAAAAGCATATAAGGCATCACCTGTGAGACCTCCACGGGTACCAATTGATCCAAAAGCATAGTTAGTCTGTATATATAAACCATTACCTGCTACTGTGACAGAACAGGTATTACTTCCTTGACCATGATACTTAGCTACTATTTTATTTCTAAGGTTACCTAGTACTGCGTCAACACTGATTTCACCTTTTCTAATACTCTTAGGTGTGCGGTATATAGCTGCGTCAGAATCTGAATAAGAGTCGTAGGTAGATTGACGGATAATAGTTACAGTATAAACTGTACCGTTAACAGTGATATCTCTAGAAATATTACTAGAACCTACGTTCTTACCGTTTTCTTGTAACGTTACTGTAGCAGTATATTGTGTATGATAGTCAGGGTTAGTATTAGCTGAAGGGCTACCTCCATTAGAGGTGTATCCATCAACAAAGTGAGTAGCATTAACAGTTACTGTGAACGATACATCTTCCCATGCTCCATCAGTAGACTCACCATAAAAAGTAGCTTTACCTGTACTAGATGCATCTGAACTACTTGATTCCCAAGTAGCACTACTTGTATTCTTTTTAACTACTTCAAGAGCTTCTGCTCTATATTTAGTTGTAGAAGTAAGATTAGGATTACCTAGTGATATAACATATTCTGAGTTATAAGCTATCTCATTAAGACTAACAAAAGCATAGTTATCTTGGAACTGTGCAGTATTACGTGCAGTCTCTACGATCTTTTGAGGATTAGTTATAATGGTATAGTCATTAATTGTTAACTTCCCTAGTGGATCTGTTGCCCCTAAAAGGTAGTTAAAATTTTGTGGCCCATTTGTTGCAAAGACTACACCTTGCTCTACACCTGTGGCTAAATTCCATACTCTAATATCAGGTGTACCTGTAGTAGTAACCTGTACTAAATATTTCTCATCATCATCTCGGATGATATCAAACCATTGACCTCCATCTACAGCATTAGTTAACTTACCAACGTACTCACCAGGGGGTCTCTTCTGTAAACCAAAGGTTACATCAGGATGTGCGTTATGGCAGGTTCTTAACTGACCTGGAAATTTAATAAAGTCTGGCTGTTGTGAAACACCTCCTAAAAAATTAGGGATGCGTTGGTTAATTGCTGGCATTATCTTTGTAAAGCTTTAAAGGGTCGGAAGCTGGTGTAAGATTGCCTGTTGCGTCCATCATTAAATACATTATAATCAGCTTGTGCTGTATCATATTCAATTGCGTTCGCTCTTGCTACTACTTCATCCTGTTGTAAGATTGCGTTTGATCCTTCATCACTTACCATTCTCATGGAAGCTATACGACAGGCTTTAGCAGTAATATAATCTTTAAATACTTGTGGAATATCTTCAAAAGCATAGGCATACACAATGTCTAGATACATAGCTGTTTCATCAGGGAATGTATCTGCACCTGTTGTATTTGCTCTATAGCGGTCATATAGTTTTCGGGTGGTAACTAGCTTATTATTGACAGTTGAGGTTGTTGCTTTCATCGTCACATCATATGTATCCAAATGGTAGTAACGGCTGATATCAACACTAAGGATATTATCTCCTAATTCTACCTGATCATTAGTATCAGGAATAAATTTAACGGATTGTTCGGAATTAAAAGACCAGCCTTCGGCTTGAATCTCCCTAGTTATCTGCCGAAGAGTCGTCTGTGCAATAGCCACTTCGGGGCTTTGAGTTTCAAGGGTATTAACTGGACTCTCTCCGACACTCATTAAGACTGAGTTTACAGCATCCAATTCACTGGATGTTGCATAAGTAGGGGTTGCCATGATATAAAAAAAGGGGTACCGAAGTACCCCTGTATATGTTGGTTAAAGGTATATTGATTAGAATGTGGTTGGAGCTGTATTTGTAGTATGTAGTTCAATACATGAGGCAGGGTTAAGATAGTCGGCGCCCATTGCTAAACGTCCGAGTATAATATCGCCTTGGTAAATCACTGATACATCACCACTCGTTACTTGAACCTGTGGTCCGATAGCTTCAACGACACCTGCGGCTTCCTTCTGGAAGATGAGTCCACAAGATGTACCCCAAGTATTAGCAAGTCCGTAGTCATTGTTGACTCCACCTTGTGCTACTGAGGCGTTCTCCATTGTTTGACCAACGAATGAACCAGCATTATCAATTGTTGTTGCAGTACCATACTTACCTTGGAAAGGTACGTTCATGGACTGAAGGATATCAATACCTGCAATAGATAAGATTCCTTTACCTTTCTGCAATCCATCACCTTGCTGATCTCTATTGATAAGCGCATTAGATGATACGTTCTCAATAAGAGTATAGTATTGGCGAGGTGAGAGTACGGCGACACGGCCTTCTTGTGATACTCCTTTCTCATCTAGCTGTGTTGCAGCTTCAAAGAATGCTGATACAAGTTTACCTGAATCAAGAGCGTCACCAGCTGCACCGGAACCGGAGCCTACCTGGATTGTAGATCCACCTGGCTCAACTTTACCTGAAGCCGAGATGGGGTGTGCCTTACGGGCACCACGTGAGATAGCTCTAAAGATGAGTCTATCATATTTTTCTGCGAGAGCAAAACCAATCTTCTTAGAGATTTCACCACGTAATTCGTAGTGAGCTAGGGTCTCGTCAAGGTCGTAAACGAATGCAGAGCTGATCAAGAGGTCATCCATTTGGATGGTCTTCTCAGCTACTGGCAGCGCGTTCTCTGTACCCAAGATAGGTGTACCTGGGGTATGGTAGTCGGCGCTCATGCGTCCCGTGTAGATGAACTGTAAAGATTTACCGTTCTTTAGGGTACGACGAGTAACAAGATTCCTGGCGATTGTGTTATGCTGGAAACCTTTGAAGAGCTCTCCTGAGAAGAGTTTCAGATAGGTTCCGTACTTGGCATCATACCCAGCCTGGTTTGTCGTCAGGGCTAGAGGGGTTGAACCAGTACTATTAATCTTACCTAAAGCGGTAGTTAAAGCATTAGCCATTTATCTTTTTAAAAGTTTATATAAGTTTCTCAGCTGAAATTGTTGCGCGTTTGTTTGCGGGTCTATCCCCACCGTCTAGACGGCAAAAGGTATCCGACGTATCGGGCTCGTGCCAATGAAAGAGAGGTCCGACTCTGAGGTGCCTCTCTTCCTGATCATAGAGTAGTTAATGCTGTCTCTAGATCAATCTCTTCTGTCTCGTTATTCATGTAGTCATCAGTTGCTTTAGCAATCTTCTGACCTTCAGTAGGTTCTGGTTCGGATTTGTTCTCAGATCCTAGCCATGTTACATTAGCTTTTTCCATCTTTAGCAGGCTCCAGGTTTTTTATTTCGGATTCCAGGTTGGCCAGTAAATCCACGAGGTCTGATTTTCTTCTTTGGTAAGCACTATCAAGTTGCGTAAGTTGGGCTTTGGCTTCTTTGACTTCGTTTTCTTTTTGAGTGAGTTTGAGTTTGCCAAGTTGTTCCTCCGATACAACGTAGACTGTACGAGTAGGTGGTGTAAAGTAGGAATCAAATAATGAGTACATTAGTATTCGTTAGTAAGTTCAGTGTTACAGGGGCAATCACCACGGCAATTCTCATGTGCATTTAAATGCATGAGCTCTACTGCAGTGAAGAACCCCAAGAGCATGATAACACATGCCCAGGGGGATTCAAGATACTTCATTTAGAAGCTATACTTGGCACCGATTTTTGTGCCATATGCATTATCAGCATCTTCATCAGTAATGAATGATACTTCTCCATACACATCTAGTTTCTCAGATGCAGCTACGGAAGCTCCGAGCTTGCCTGAGAATTCAGTTGATCCGTCCGCGCCGTCACCGTTGACAAGGGCTGGGCCACCTTGAATATAATATCCAAGATCACCTACCTCGCCTTCGTAACCTACGTGTAGATCAGTAGTACGGGAAGTATAATCATTGCCTGTATAGGATGCGTTAGACTCGACGTTAGTATAAACGCCAGCCATTGCAGGAGCAGAAGCGAAAGTTGTTGCCGCTAGAGCAATTGCAAATGTTTTCATGTTAAGTTAATTGGAAGTTTTTGTGTACTCAACACCACGATACCTTAGTTTAACAGTCATTGTTAATACTCCAGTACCACAACCCCGTTCCATGCTGTGGTTTCATGCGACCTTCAAGAGAAGGTTGAACGGACGTGGCGTGAGGTGGCTTCTACTGTATCGACATACGAGCCGCCTTTGTTACCTAGAATATTCCAGGTATGATTTGTCCAGTGAATAGGTAAGCACCGACTGCTGCATTGAATCCAATCATTGCGAGCCAGCCATTTACACGTTCAGCATTCTCCAGGTACTCTTGAGTAGTAGGTGGAGTAACGACCTCAACTTGAGGTTCTGTAGCAAATCTGTTGTTAGGCATTAGTAAATAAGATTGATGTACTAAGGCGGGGACGATGAACTGTTCGGGCCGCCACTTAACTTATCTTAGAGGGTAATCCCCATGTACCCATTTAACTAGAGAGTATCTAGTTCCATGAGTTACAGGCTGGACTTGGTGTATCCACCGACTATCAAATACAATAATAGTGCCCTGTTCTCTAGGACATACTAGTTTATTTGAGTCAGCTTCCCAACTCCAGTCTTCCATATCAGCATAGTCTAGAAGGAGATCACCTCCTTCATAGTCATTCTCATCTGATAGTTGTACGGTTACACTAAGCTTCCTAGTATTTGCAATAGATTTTCTGTCACAACTATAATCCATATGATTATTGAAGTACATACCTACATCATACTTAGAAAACTGTGCCCGTTCTTTGTCATAATCTGTTAAATCATAATCAAAGTTGTGGTTGTTTGCAATCCTAGTGTACCCAATCAGCATAGCATTAAGCCATTCTAATTCAGTACCTTGGATGTGGACATTCCTTAAGTCATGCTTGATTGAACCACTGTCACCTTTACCGGTGAGGATTCCTCCAAGTGTATACTCTTTGTAACAATGAGCATTGATTATGTTGTTACACATATCAACTGGAAGTGCTGACTTAAAGATAGTGTAAGGACACCAGCGGTTGTTAGTCATTAGTTGTAGTGAACTTTTTTAGGTTTCTCTTTTTTAACCTTTTTCTTTTTCTTCTTTTTGTTCCCGCTGAGAAAGCGGTAGCGAGGTGCCATTATTTTCTATAAGATGCAGTTGCTTTGTCAGTTGCTTGCTTACGCTTGTTAAGTTTTACTCCTACTTCAACTATCTTAGCAGGAGTTTCAACAATGGCTTTGCCAAACTCACCTATGCCTTCAAGAAAACTTTTATCTTCACCTCTTTTAGGCTTACCTTTCTCACTCATCCTTCTTACCAGTACCTAATACTTCAGCTGGAGTCTTGCCCCAACGATCTTTGAACTGTTGCTCAGAGAGACCTTCAGCTCCACCGCTATCTACAATAAGCTGTGCTTCTTCTTTCATGCGGGAGCTTTTAATTCCTTGTGTTGTCATACGTTTAAGTTAGATCGTTCTAGTTTTTGTTGAATGTCTGCTCTGTAAGCAGGGTCTGATTCATATCTACTGTCACCCATATCGCGTACAACTTCAGCCATACTACGATACTTACTACCTTGACTAGGTGTCTTACCAGTTACAAGGTCAGGATTCCTACCTATTGCGTCTTCCATCTGTGCATTAAGTGCTTTAACTGCGAACCTTAATGCTGACTTATTACCAGTAGCAACTACATCATCAAACGCTTTGACATCATCAGCAGGTAAGTTGTTACCAGCCCACTGAGTTAAGGTATCATAAGCAGCTTTACCGCCAGCTAAGTTATGTATCTCAGAGACATCTGAATCAGTAAGTTCAGCTGAGTCACCCCAACCTCTTTGTGCTCTAGATCCTTGTAAGTATACATCAATTGTGTCTTGAGGTATACCTGCATTAACTAGAGAATCATTCATCTCTTGAGTTATGTTACCTTCATTAGCTTCAAAGTGCTGAGCAATCTTCCAGGGATCAACTCCTGCATCTTCTAGCTGAGCTGTGATCTGTTCACCATAAATCTGTTCAACAGTATCATAGTTAACAGCACCATCTTGTTGGTAAGGATCACCATACTGACCTTCTTCAGTGGTCTCTTCAGTAGTAATCTCCTCTTCCTGACTACCTTGTTTACTCTGTAATTCAAGATAAGCTTTCTCTAATTCTTCAGCATTTTTATATTTACCAGCCAGTAATTCTGACTGCTCTTCAGCCATCTTCTCGCCTTGAGCTAGGTTCTCTTGGTCCCTAGCTGCATCGGAAGCTAACTCTACTGGATCATTAGATGGATCGTATGTAATTGTGTTTGCCATAGTTTACTGGGGTGCGGGTGCTGCTTGTTGTGCTGCTTGTTGTGCTTGTGGGCTATCCATAGCGCCTTGTAAGCTCTCTAAAATTCCAGGGTTCTTCTCTGGATCTGCAAGTGGTGACTTAGCAAACTGACCTGCTTGCTGCATCATCATTGCTTGTTGTTGTTGCTGCATCTGTTGCTGCTGCTCTTCATTCCTTTCTTCTACACTCTTAACTAGGTTAAGTACATCAATACCTTGAGCAGCTGCCAATCTCTTGATAGCCTCATCAGGATTCAAGAATTGAGCCAGAGCTTCTGGTCCCATAGTCTGAGAAATAGTAGTGATGAATGTAATAAGTGATTCTCTATCTTGTCCACGGCCTAACGCATTGATACCAGCTACAATTGTAACATTAACCAACCCTTTAGGTAGTGAAGGAATTTTTTTAGATACAGTCAGTGTGTGCATCTTACGGTCTAAGTATGGTATTAAGAACTCAGCTGTAAGTAAACTAAATAGTCCACCTAGCTGTTGTTCTAGTTCCATCTGCGTCATCCGTACTTCCTCTGCAGTAGTACGTTCTGACTGTCTTGGGTTTAATACAAGGAAAGCTTCTGATATTCTACGTTCAATGACACCAGCTAAATCAAAAGCAGTACGGAAGTCAGCTTGTTTACCAACTTGTATTACTCCAATATCATCTGGCCGCCCTTGAATGATAGCACCGTTGCTAGCATTTGCTAGTGTTGCTGGCTTCGTAGTAGAGGATGGAGATACAGTAAAGACAACCTTAGCTGCCGCTGCACTTCCCTCAACTAGAGCTTGCATCAATGCTTCTAGTGATTTCAAATCGCCGAGAAATTCCTCAACTCTTGACCTTCCATAATCTTCCCCGTCCACTGTTACAAACCGTAGTGGTAACCAAGGACTTTTATCTAGTGGGGACTTACCCTCACTGTTAGGGATCATCTTGTCATCAGCTTCCTGATGCCAGTACCACCCTTTCTTACTAGCTCTAACACAAGTGTAGACATCTACATCCTTGTCGTGTCCACCTGTGCTGCTGTCAACGACACCACGTTCAGGTGATTCTAGAAAGTTTACTCCAGCCATTGCTGTGAGTACATGACGGTTGACCCGTTCGCGTGTAATTATCTCAGTTACGTTACCATTTCCATCACGTTCTACTACATACCTATTGAGTGGATACATCTTCATACCATCTTTAGACATGTAAAGCAATGCATTACCTGTGACTACAAGATGTTTGATAGCTGAGAAGATTTGAACACGATCAGTAGAAGCAGCTATGCTTTCCATAACCATCCGTTCAATCTTAGCAAAGCTTAGATCCATCTCACTCTTTTGTTCTGCAGGTATCTCTACTCCTAACTTAGAGTCATCTAGTTGGAGTTTAAAGAAACTTGTAGAGGGTGGTAGTAACCCTAGCATAAGTTTAGAGGCTAGAGTCACTACACCTTTAGCACCGACTGACTGCCAAGGAGTTTGAATCTTTGTGTAGTTAGTCGCTCCCTCCTCATCAATTAAGATGGAAGGGATTGTAAGCTTAGCACATTCAAGTGCTACGTCAAGGAAATTGGTACGGCCACTAGATAATTTACCATATCGTTGCCGTGCTAATTCCATTATCTTCTGTTACCTGTATTGGTATTTCCTGTATTTACATTGCCGCCAGCACCTGTGCCTGTACCACCTTGTGGGGTAGTGCCTTGTCCAGTATTAACTGTACCAGGAGCTTGTGGTGATGCTTGCTTCTTCTCATCGGGAGCTGCAAGCTGCTTAGATCCACGACGCCTCTTCTGTCTCTTAGATGCTTTCTTAGCATCAGACTGTTGTACCTTTCCACCTTCGATTTCACCTTGATCGGTTACGTCAAGAGCTGCGCTACTAGGCAGATTTTGTACTACTGGAGGTGGTACTGGTGGAGGAGGAGGAGGAGGTGGGGGTGGAGGTGGTGGAGGCGGCGGCGGGGATGGTGGAGAACCACACATGTTTTTATTCCTCGTCGTTAGTTAGTTTGTTTTTAAGATATCTTACAACGCTTACTTGTCCTGCCCTGTATGCGAACTCTTTTTCTGAGAGTCTTAGGTCAGGCATGACATCTGGAAACTGCTCGTCTAGTTCTTCGATCAGTACTTCCAGATTCGTATTAAGCGTATTTGGGAAGATTGGGGTTTGCATGTTCAAAGAACGCTGGCATCCGAGCTCTCTGTGTTTCGAGAAGCCCTTCGGCTTTACCTCTATACATTAAAGAGTCACTCTGATCCAACCAAAATTTTTTGTCCAAATATTTGTTAGAGCTTGACTTCAATGGGGACATAACCCAGTTGATAGTAGCTTTCCTAAGCTTGTCCAAACTAGGAGAGATGGTCAAGCCAAGCTCTCTACACACCAGGGAATTAGCACCGACATGTACCTGTTCGTCTCTTGAGATATCCGCGCTCACCGTGCGCATTCCAGCGTCACCGTTAAAGCGGAAGAAAGGTAGGAGTACGAAGAAGATTGCACGCTCAGCGACCATGGCTTTAAGAATTGTGTGATCTGGATGTGATATCCAGGCTTCTCTGATTCTTTTAGCTTCTGATTCAGCCTTTGCATCAACACCGTGAGCCTCGGCGATATAACCGAGAGCGAGATCATGTCTCTCTTCGTCCCTGATATTGGACACAAGTAGCTCCCTCGCTGTTTCTGGAATTTCATGTTTGATGGCTTCTTGTATGAAGTCTCCGACTGGAACTTCCATATGTCTCATAGCGAGGGCACGGAATATTGTTTCTTCCGCACCTTCTTGGAGCTTACCTGCAGTGGTCTGTACTGGAGACCACTTACGTTTTCTATTTAATAATTTGTCATAAGGATTCATTTCATTCACCGCATTCGCATTGTGGAGTAAGTATTTCCTCCAGATATGCGTCGGCTTCAGCGTCTTCGAGTGCAGCATATGCATTGGACTTGTCCTGAGTGTTACCCATAACCTGTAAGGAATAATATAAAGAGGTTTGGGGGCTGTCAAGCCACTCTTCCACGAACGCATTGTCGTATTCTATAACATCACTCCAAGAGTTAAAGCTATAGCCGTGAAGAAGTCCCGTATTGTTTAACATTATCATGAAGCCGTCTGCTACTTTCTTGTAAGCATCCCAGCCAACTTCACTGGCAATTTCTACGTTGCCATATTCGTATGTTTGTACACCAAAAGTTCCAGAGTCGCGGTCAACACTCCGAGCTATAGGTGGTGCTATCTCTGGTGTACATGTGTAGCCATCTCGATCTTCACTCCTGTAAGAACAGGAGGCGGTAGGAGCGATAGCAAAAGCCCTATCCATTTTATTAGCTCTAGCACATTGAGCTGCTAGCTGTATACCTTTGTATAATTCAACAACAATATGCCCAGCTTTACCAGTTGTTTGTAACCCATTATTGAATTGATGAAGTGCTTCACCAAATTCTTTATAAGTTACTTGGTAGCCTCGTAAGAGATTGGCAAGTCCAAGGAATCCAAGTCCGACTTGACGGTCCGTTTCACTTGGAAGATATTCTCCAGACCCTCCAACACCTGTTCGGCCATGAAGATCGCACAGTTCGGACATACCCGTAAAGATAGCCTCTTGTATGTTGCCGATTGTACAGGCACCGAGATTAATATGCTGGAGGAGGCACGTTCCTCGTGATCGCAGGTATACCTCAAGACAGACATTTCCATAGATACGGTTCCCATTTTCATCGTGTTTTATTTTGTTGAGCCAGATATCACCTGACTTGATACCGTATATTATGGCATCGCGTGTTTCCTTATCAGTACTTTTCCACTTTTCGTCGTCAAGATCGACGCACCTTTTGACCCATGGGAGTTCATGTCTTGGCGTGGTGACAAATTCCAGAGTATCAGGGTGATCAATATCCATGTGGATAACACAAGCGCCATTCTTATAATGTCCGCCCCGTCGAAGTGTTTCATTAAGTACTGAATA